TGTTGTATCTCTACAATTCACATCTGATAGCACTGATCCACCATATTCTTTAGATGCTATCACACTAGAGTACGGAACAAATACAAGAAGGTAAATTATTATGGGAACAGGTTACACTAGAAATGATTCGGCAAATAACATTGCTGACGGTAACATTATTAATGCTTCTGATTTAGATGGTGAGTTTGATGCAGTAGAATCCGCATTTAATTCTTCTTCTGGTCATACACACGATGGTACATCTGCTGAAGGTGCACCTATTGAAGTCGTTGGTCCAACGCAAGATGTAGTTATTACTGCATCAGTTATGCGTCCTAAGACAGATAATACTGTAGACTTAGGTACATCATCACTAATGTATAAGAATGCATTTTTTGATGGATCAATAACAACACATGGAATAACAGTTTTTGACGATGAAGGTACAGATGCTACCATTAGACTAGATGGTAACTTTCCTACTGGTTCTAGAAATATAGCGTTTGGTTTAACTGCACTAGATAGTTTAGATGGCTCAAGCCCCGGTGGTGATAACATTGCTATAGGTAATGCTGCTCTTACTGCACTTACAACAGGTGATCACAACATAGCTATAGGTTCGTTTGCAGGTGATGCTTTAACAACTGGTGGTAAAAACATAGCAATCGGTCATGAAGCTTTATCAACAGAAGATGGTAATGGTGAAAGTGTTGCCATTGGTTATCAAGCACTCAAAACACAAAACGCAGGAGCTTCTGGTTTAAACGTAGCAGTTGGATACCAAGCAGGTACTGCAGTTACAACTGGTGTTAATAATACTCTACTAGGTGCTTCTGCAGGAGACGCAATTACTACTGGAGGTGAAAACACGGCTATTGGTTTGAACGCATTAGGTGCTAACACTACAGCGTCTACTAATACTGCGATTGGTGCATATGCTTTAGATGCAAATGTTACTAATACTAACAACACTGCTGTAGGTTATACTGTTTTAACAACAGCAACAGCCGATGGTAATACTGGTGTGGGTGATAAGGCTTTGTCACTTACTACCACCGGAGCTTCTAATACTGCCGTTGGTCAACAAACAATGCTATCAAATACCACTGGTGCAAATAACTCTGCTCTTGGTTCTACTGCCCTAGATGCAAACACTACTGGTGATAATAATACTGCGATGGGAGTTGCTGCTTTAGGTGAAAATACTACCGCAGATAACAATACGGCATTTGGGTATCAAGCTGCTAAGTCAAATACCACAGGAGCACAACTTACTGCTATCGGTACAAATGCTCTTTTTGCTAATACTACCGCAAACTATGGAACTGCTGTTGGACATGCAGCATTAGGTTCAAATACTACAGGTGCAGCTAACGTAGCTTTAGGTGCTTTTGCACTTACAACTAATACTACTGCTGAAAATAACACTGGTATTGGATACTCAGCATTAGAGTTGAATACTACTGGTGCGAATAACACAGCAGTAGGTTATAAAGCAATTGAGGCCAACACCACTGGTTATGATAATGTAGGAGTAGGTTATAAAGCACTAGCTGATAATACCACAGGTTTTTATAATGTTGCTGTCGGATCGCTTGCTTTAGAAGAGCATACCACTGGAAATAGCAATTCAGCCCTTGGCTATCAAGCATTATACAGTGTTACTTCAGGTGCAAGTAATGTAGGGATAGGTAGAAATGCTGTTTATAGTACCACTACTGGAATTAGAAATGTAGGGGTTGGTCAGTCAACCTTAAATAATAACACTACAGGTGAATCTAATGTAGGTATAGGATATCAGGCAGGATATAGTAATACTACTGGTAGTAATAATACATCAATAGGTCAGTGGGTGCTTTATGATAATACAACAGGGCAAGATAATGTAGGGATAGGTCGTGATGCTTTGCAGAACAATACTACCGCATCTTATAATACTTCTGTTGGTGGGGGTTCTCTTTTTACAAATACCACTGGAAGCTACAACAATGCATTTGGATATAAAGCAGGTTATGATATCACAACAGGCGTTAGGAACGTTTTACTAGGTTCATTTGCAGGAACGGATATTACTACTGGTGACTATGGTGTTGGTATTGGTTACTCTGCTCTTGGAGCAAATGGCAATGCTTTAACTGGCGATTATAATATTGGAATAGGTGGTTTCGCAGGAACAAATATAACTTCAGGAACCCAAAACACTGGCGTTGGTTATGGCGCATTACAAGCCAACACCACCGCATCTTATACCACTTCTGTTGGGTATGGGTCTTTGAACAGCCAGACGACAGGTGGCTCAAATAACGCATTTGGTCACAATGCAGCTTATAGCACAACGACAGGTACGGCTAACGTAGCAATAGGTGGCGATGCTTTATATACAAACACAACAGGTGAAAGCCATGTCGGTGTTGGCTATTATGCTTTGCGGCAAACAACGACAGGGATTAGAAATGTAGCTGTGGGTCGTGAGGCTTTGCGTTATAATACCACAGGAAGTTTTAGTACAGCACTGGGATTTCAAGCAGGATATACCAATACTACTGGACGTAACACATCTTTAGGTTATGTTGCAGCATATACCAACTCTACTGGAGACAACAACACTGCTGTTGGCGACAGTGCTTTGTATACTAATACAGTATCCGACAACACTGCTATTGGATATGCTTCGTTGCTAGACAATACAACAGGTACTCTTAACACGGCAGTAGGTGCTAATTCAGGTTTTAATGCAACAACACCAAATGAACTTGTAGCAATAGGTTACAGTGCAGCAGGGCTTGGTGTATTAACTGGAAACTCTAATGTTCTTGTAGGGTCATACGCAGGTTATGACATGACCTCGGGAAATCAGAATGTCGCTATTGGTCAAGGTGCTATGTTTGAAGCTACTAGTGCTGAATATGGAACGGCAGTGGGTTATCAAGCTATGAGAAATCTAACCACAGGAAACAATAACACTACGGTTGGTTGGGAGTCAGGATATAATATCACAACTGGAACACACAATACTTATATAGGTCGTGGGTCTGGTCATAATGGAACTACAGGCGGTGACAATGTTGCAATGGGTAGCTCTTCTCTTTATACAATTAGTACTGGAAATAACAATACCTCTATTGGTTACAGTAGTATGTATTATAATACCACAGGGTCTTCTAATACTGCGGTAGGTAAAAATGCATTAATCAATAACACCACTGCAAATGATAATGTTGTTATGGGATATCAGGCATCTTATAATAGCACTACTGGTCATAGTAATACATATATCGGTTCTTATGCAGGGTTCAACACAACTACTGGATTTAGAAACACCTATATTGGATATGAAGCAGGGTCTGATGCACAAACAGGTACTGATAATCTTGCTATTGGTTACAAAGCAGGAACATATCAAACTAATTTATCATCAGGTGATGGTTGTTGTTTAGTAGGACCATACTGTGATCCTGTTGATGGAACTGATAACTATTCTCACGGTCTTGGATATAATTTAGATTGTGCAGGAGGTTATACAACTCTTGGTAACGGTTCTTCTGACATTAGAGCGCAACATGGGGTAGCAACGTGGTCTACGGTATCTGATGAGCGTTATAAAAAAGACATTGTAGATTCAACAACAGGTTTATCTTTTATTAATAACCTAAAGCCTCGTACATTTAAGTACAAAACTCTAGGAGAACTGCCAGATACTTTCCTTGCTTATGAAGAAGGTTCTACTGAAGTATTTAAGTCTGATAAAACTCAACACGGTTTTATAGCACAAGAGGTTAAAGCAGCGATTGATGCTGATAATGGCATTAAAGATGGGTTTAAGTTTTGGGATGAACGAGCAGATGGATCTCAAGAAGTTGCGGAAGCTGCATTAATACCAGTTCTTGTTAAAGCAATACAAGAACTATCAGCAAAGAATGATGCATTAGAAGCACGAATTACAACATTAGAAGGATAAACAAATGGAAGAAATAACTAAAGAACAAATTGCACAGCACTACACAGCAATGGGTCATAGTGTTGAAGTATTAAACGCAGGAAAACCTGCTGACATGGAAGCAGACGATTGGACTGCAACCAAAGCTCGTAACGTAGAGCATTTAGAACTGATGAAAGCCAAAGACTATTGGACTTCAGAAGACATGACTGCTGTAGATAAAGCTATTGCAGATAATAAATAAACTATAACAAAGGAGAATAGCAATGGGAAAAAATGAAAAAACCCCTATAACTATCAACGATAAAGAATATTTAATAGAAGATTTAACACAAGAACAACAAACTATGGTTAATCATGTAGCAGATTTAGATCGTAAACTATCAAGTGCTAGATTTAACTTAGACCAACTAAGCGTTGGGCGTGAAGCTTTTGTTAATCTTCTTGCACAATCTGTGGAAGCACCAGTAGAAGCAGAAATTGTAGACGAAGATGAGGCTGCATAAAAAATGAAATTTGAGCAAGTCATTGGTATTGTTGCGTTAGGTTTATTAAGTTGGGGTTCTCTCCAAATATACCAAATCAATGCCAAAGTCTTGCTCATGTCGTATAAAGTAGATGAGAACCACAAGATGATCAAACCTATGTGGGAAGACTTCTTGGTTCGTAACTCACAAGTAGCGAGTAAGTAATGGAAAACATGAAACTTCCTATAGCTTTAGTTGCAGCAATGGCTGTACAACTAGCAGGTGCAGTCTGGTGGGTATCTCAACAGGCAGCTACTATATCATCATTAGAAGAAAACGTAGAACAGTTTGCTAGTCGCATGGCTGTAGAAAATACAGTAAATCTTAAACGAGATGTGCAAGAAAGTAAGTCTGACATAATAGAACTGTGGGAAGACAGTGATGAACTATGGGAAGAGATGGCAGCAATGCTTGCTTCATTTAGTTCTATCAATGATCTCAAACAGAGAATTGCTTTACTTGAAACAGAGTTAAAGTACATGAACCGTGACCATAACAGAATGATAATGAATGATGATGGAGTCTAATTATGGACCCCATAACAATCCTTTCAGGAATAAAGTTAGGTTTAAGCACAGGCCGTAGCGTAGCTGCACTATCTAAAGACATAGGTAAATTCTTTGATGCAACGGACAGTGCTAAAAAAACTTTACAGAAAAAAGGTGTCTCAAGTAAAAGCACAAATGCTACTGCACTAGATCGTTGGGCAAAGGTACGTCAAGCAGCAGAAGCTGAAAGTGAATTGCAGGAATGGATCACACAGACGTATGGGCGTAGCAAGTGGTTGGAACTCCTCCGCATAAGGAAAGAAGTTCTACAAGAAAAACGTGAAGCAGAAGCCCAAGCAAGACGTGACGCTATAGCAAGACAAGAGTTAGCAGTAACCCTAGCAGGTATCTTCTTTCTTATAACAGCCTCTGCTATTGGCTCTACAGCATACCTACACCATATGAGATGGATAGACATAAAAGATTATTGGCCTTGGTAATTTTATAAATATAAATAGGTAATTATAATGGATAGAACTCAAACACAAACTTATCTAAATAAATTTTGGAACTATAATGGTTCTAACCAATCGGATGAGATACAAGCTTTTCTTGCATCTAATCCCGGTGCAGCTTCTGGTGTTGGGAGAATGTCCAGTGCATTAAATAAAATGACTATGGGAAAACCAATAGCAAAATTAAATAATGGTGGTTATATAAAAGGTTATACAGATGGTGGTTTAGAAATGCCTAAAAGACCTAAAGAGCCTGAACTAGTACAACAACCAACTTCTATAGGAAATGAACCACCTAAATATGCAGGTGGTTATAACAGAACCGACAATAAAACATTTGAATACGGTACTGCTTATCAAGTAGGTGTTGGAAATGCTAATACAGATAATCCAGTTACTCAGAGATATCCATTAAGTACACCTAACAGAAAAAGTGTAATTGCTAGTGCTGTTGCTGCTTGGTTAAAAAATGCAAATAAACCATATGAAGATTGGAAAGTACAAAATGCAAAGTATCTTCAAGATAAAGCAGCTTATGATAAGTATGTAGCAGATAAAGCTCAATATGATAAAGATGTTGTACAGTATCAAAAAGATGCAGATGCTTACAATGAACAGGTACAAAAACAAACACAAGAAAGACTGTTAAAAATGACAGGAGCAAGTTCAGACTTGCTTGAAAGTGCTTTAACAGATCCTGAAGGTACGATTACAAAATCAGATACACAATTAATTGATGTAGGAGATACAACAACTACTTTATTACCTTCGGATGTAGGTCAAATACCAGAATTTACTGTTGATCCTGCTACAGGTTTAAGTGTAGCTGATAATTTAGGTTATACTGCTACTAAAGCTACAACATCACAAATAGCTGCTGCAGACCCAATAGATGCAAATTTATATCAAGCTACTCAATCACAAGCAGATGTCGATAAAGCATTAGAAGGTGTACAGGCAGAACAAGGTGAAATTTCTGCAGAAGCATTAGCTCAAGCTGCAACAGTAGACCCAACTAAAACTGCTGTAGGTAATATGCAAGCTGCCCAAGGTACTGGTATTATGATGGATAATCCTGTACAAAGAGAAATACAGGAAGGTGAGCTTGTCTCTGGTGTTGCAGATGCACAAAAGGCTGTTGCATTTACAGAACAAGTACAAGCTGCACAAGCAACCCCATCTCAAAAAGCTATGGTACAAGAACAATTATCTGGCTTAATGCAAGATTTTGAGGGTGGTGCTACACCTACATGGGCTGCAGGAGCTATGAGAGCCGCTATGGGTAAGATGGCAGCTAGAGGATTAGGTGCATCTAGCCTTGCAGGACAGGCTGTTGTACAGGCTGCTATGGAGTCTGCATTACCTATTGCCCAAGCTGATGCACAAACAGTTGCACAATTTGAAATGCAGAACTTGTCAAACCGTCAACAACGTGCTATGCTATCAGCACAACAACGTGCTCAATTTATTGGTCAAGAGTTTGATCAGGCATTTCAATCAAGAGTACAGAATGCATCTCGTATTGCTGACGTAGCTAATATGAATTTTACCGCAGAACAGCAGGTAGCTTTAGAAAATAGTCGTATTGCAAATACAATGAATTTACAAAATTTAACTAATCAACAAGCTATGGTAATGGCAGAAGCTGCTGCTATAGCAAATTTAGAAGCACAGAATTTATCTAATGAGCAACAAGCTGCGGTACAAAATGCAAATGCATTTTTACAAATGGATATTACTAATTTAAATAATAGACAAGCAACTAATATCTTTAAAGCTCAATCTATGGTACAATCTTTATTTAATGATGCTGCTGCAGATAATGCTGCTAAACAGTTTAATGCCTCAAGTCAAAACCAAACAGATCAATTTATGAAAAACTTAGTATTTCAAACAGATCAGTTTAATGCTTCTGCTTTAAATGCAACAAGTCAATACAATGCAGGTCAAGATAATGCTGCTAAACAATACAATGCAGGATTAAGAGAACAAAGAAAACAATTTAATGCTACAAACAGATTAGTTGTTGCACAAGCAAACACTCTCTGGAGACAGAATGTAGCAACATTAAATACTGCAGCAGAGAATGAAGATAACAGAACATATGCTAAAGATGTAAATGCACTTACAAATAAAAATTTAGATGAGCTTTGGCAAAGAGAAAGAGACATTATGGATATGGCTTTTAGGGCTGAAGACTCTAGAATGACTAGAATATTAAGTCTCCTGTTAGCAGATAAAGATATGGAAGCTGTTAGAAAGCAATTAGAATTTGCAGATGAGAAAGCGAAGACAAGTTTTTGGATGGACTTGTTATGGCCTTTTGATTAATAGAAAGAATTAAACTATGGCAGAAGAAACTAATTTAGGTGATAAACAAACTAGGGTAGGTAGTTTTTCATCTAGGATGAAAAATCTAGAAAAACCAAAACCAATGAAATCATCTGGTAGTATACTACAAAGATTTAAAGAGACTCAAGAAATTACGGAAGAAGAGCCTATATCAGATGTTATAAGTGGATATTCTTCTAGTATTTCTGAATATGACTTTGGCACTCTTACAGCCTCAGATATTATTGATGAGCTTGAGGATAGAGAAAAAAGACCAAAGACTAGAGCAGAAGGTGTTGGTGCTACAGCAGTAGCTAAAGGTGCTAACTGGAAAGAAATATCTAGGAATAGTTTAATACAGTTTGAGGGTTTTAAAGATAAAGCTTATTGGGATGTTGATCATTATAGAGTAGGATATGGTACAGATACTTTGTATGATGACACTGGTAAGCCAGTTGAAGTTACACAAGACACTGTTGTAAGTAAAGAACAAGCATTAAAATCTTTAGAGAAAAGAATAACAGATGACTTTGTACCAATAATAAAAAATACTATCGGAGAATCTTGGGATAGTTTATCTGATAATGCTAAAGCTGCTACAGTGTCTATTACATATAACTACGGAAGAGTTCCAAAAAGAATTAGAGAAGCTTTAAAGTCTGGTGACAATGACAGAATAGCAGAAGCAATACTAACACTAACTGAAGATAATGATGGTGAAAATAGAAACCGTAGAATTATGGAAGCAGAGTTAGTTAAGTTACCAGCTACAAACTCATCACTAGTACCAAGAAGGACAGGTAAATGAAACAAGAAGCCTTTGATTTTACAGCACCGATACCGGGGCAATCTCTTGTAAGAGAACCGGGGAATGCACCATACGAACAACCACCAGAAATAGTTAATGCTGAACAAGCTTTAATGGGGCATATAAATTATTTTAACGATGCTGATGTAATGGAAAAAGTTATCGCTGCAATAGACTTTGGTTTTGATGTAGAAACACTTGTTGAAGGTTACCTTCGTTCTGTTGTATTGGAAGGTGTACACACTATTGATGTAAGTCTTGCAGTAAAGAAACCACTTATGGAGTTTATAGCTAAAATATTAGATGCTGTAGGTGTACCATACTCAATGGTTGAACAAGATTTATCTGAAGAGGTGGATGCAAGTTTAAGAGAAATAGATAGAGAACTTCAAGACTTAAAGAAAAATGAGTCAGCAATAGAAGTGTTTATAGATGAAGTTGGTGAACTTGATATGGAAGAAGAACCTACAGAAGAAGCTCCTAAAGAAGAAGCTCCTGTAGGTTTAATGGCAAGAGGTAATTAATATGTCGTTAGGTTTTTGGTCTGGAGCAAATGAGTTTAGAATAGAAAGAAGAGCTAGGATAGAAGCTAGAGAAAGATTTAAAGATGAGTCTTTAGAAAAAACAAAATCTATTGTTATTCCAGAACTTTTAACTAGACTTGAGAATAATAATAAAAAGTCTGCAGTAAGAAAAGAAAGAGTTGCAATGGCAGAAACTATTGGTTTTAGCCGCAAAGCAGCTTTGGCTTTAGAAAAAACTGGACAGTTAGAGTTTGAATTAGAAAAACTATCTAAGAAAGATATTTCTGGGGAGTATATAAGAGAGCTTACTGAAATGATTGAAAACGAATTAAATCCTAGTGATGATACTTACGATGAAGTATTAGCTAATTCAGTTAAAGCAGGTTTAGATATTAATGATACTAGAAGTGATGATGAAAGATTAGAAGGATTGATGAAAGCTATCAGTGCAACTAATGAAGAAGATTTAAATGAAGCACTTATAAATTTATTACCCACAGAAGAAACTGAAACACTTAAACCAGCTAGAATAGAATATAATATTTATAAGGGTGGTAAGGTAAAAGATACTGTAGGAGTAAGAGTAAGAAGCGAACTTGCAAAACGTATTGCTCCCATGCTTGAAACTAAGTTTATTCCTACAGGAACTGATGCAGCAGGTTTACAAGTTTATCAACTAGAAGATGAAAATAAAAATAGAATTTTATTACAAATTGCAGATAGTATAAAAGATAAATATATAGACCCTAGTATATTGCAGGATGATGAACTTCTTACCAGTATAGCTTCAAATATTGTTCAAGATTATTCAGACTATGTTAAAGCTACTAATGGATTAGAAACAAACCCAAGTCATTTTCAAGAACATTTTGACAGCATATTTTTAGCAGAGCTATATGAACCTGCATCTAATGTTAGAGGGTTGTGGGAACAAAAGTTACAAGTACCAACACCAACAGGTGGTGGCACTGGTGGTGGATCTGATGGTGGCACTGGTGGTGGATCTGAAACACCACCTATAGACCCATCAATTCCAGAACCTTTACAAATACCAACAATATAGGCACATAATTAATGGCTGAGTATATACAAAAAGCAGAAGACAATTATTTCACAGATCTAATTGGTGATGAAACTTTTGAAAATGATCTTAAAAAGTTTTTTACTGGTGGTCGATATAATTATTCCCAAAAAGAAATAGAAGAAAAAGGTGTACAAGGTCTTGCCAATGATTTTGTAGAACATATGAGATATCAGTCTACGAATGAAACAACAGCAGTAAAAGATTTACTTTATGTACAAAGAGACTTTGGTACGAATGAAAAAGTTCCTGCTGTAGAAGGTAGAGATAGACAATTTAAAGAAGGTAAAAAAGCTTTTGGCAGATTAATGAATGCCTACGATGTTAGTGCAGGTGGTGGTACTGGTGTGCTAGAAGGTGCAGGAGATTACCTTAGAGCTTTTGCTTCGTCACCATCTACAATAGCAACAGTGGGAACACTAGGCACTGGTATCTTCTCTAAGATAGCAGCTAAAGGTGCTTCTAAAACTGCACAGTTATCTCTTCGTGCTCATATGTCAAAGTTATTATCTGAAGGGATAAAGGAAGCTGCAGTAAAAGAAAAATTTAAAAAGACTCTTACAGCAGGTGCAGCTAAAGGTGCAGGTGCAGGATTTGCTATAGAGGGAACCCTTGGTGGTGGTATGGCATACGCACAACAAGAGACAAGAGCAGAAACAATAGATGATTATACGTATACAAAGGGTGATGTAATACGAGATGGTTTAATATCTGGAGCTTTTGGTGCAACTATGGGGGGAGCTTTTGGTGCATTGGATGCTAAGAAAGCAAACAAGGCTGTAGATATTACAATGAGAAATATACAAGTTGGTAAAAAAGCTAGAGCAGAGGCAAATAGAGCAGCCAATACAACTATTACAAATGCAAAACCAAAGATAATAGATGAGACTTTAGAGGATGTAGTTGATGCTGTTAATCTTGTACGTGCAAAAAAGTTAAATGAAAAGTTAGATCCTTTAGATCCTGATTTGGTTGCAAGAGGACAAGAACTAAAAGATAAAGTTTTAAACACTAAAGGTAACAGAATGCTTGATGCAGGTCTTGATTTAGATACTGTAAAAAGTATTACTGCTGCTGCAATAGAAATGAAAGATGTATTAAAACTAAAACCGGGTCAAAGAATAACAGCAGCAATAACAGAAGAGCTACGTAAGCCTGACGGTGAAAGACTTATAGATTCTTTACTCGCAGATAATATAAGAGAAAAATATGGACTATCACCAGAAGAGTTCTCTTATATATTTTTAGCAGAGTTATCTAAAGCAGGTAAACTCCTTGGTGAAGCAGGTCAAATTAAAAAAACTTTTGCAAACATAGATGTACTAGCTAATCATGGTATTTCTAGTTTAGCTGACAGAGAAGTTGCTGATCTATTTGAAGCTGTAGGCGGTAGAGAGCAAGGTTTCAAAAATAAAAATGCAGATGCACCTAGTATTCCTCAGAAAGCCTTACGAGGATTACAAGATACAGATGCATTAAGAATTGCATTTATGACATCACAAATAGGTACAACCGTTGCTAACGTAACAACACAAGGTTTTAACACCTTTATTGATATATCAGATCACTTCTGGAAAAATGCTATTCGTGTTTCACTTGGGGAAAAACTACCTGATGGCACTGTAAATAGACGTTGGGTAGGTGGTACACTGTCAAACTTACGTGGCCTTACTATGAATCGTGAAGAAGCTATAGTTGCCAAAGACATGTTAATGCAAGATGCACCGATTAAATACAGAGATTTATTCTATGAAAATACTCGTACACTCAATCAAACTAATAGTAATAGTTTTGCATCTAGAATCGGTAGGGCAGTAAACATTGCTAACATTGCAACTGATGCAGTATTTAAACAAGGTGCTCTGTATTCTTCTATAGATAGACAACTTAGAGAAGTAAACAACCCTCTATTAGGTAGAAACTTTTCTGAGTTTGTTTTAAATGGTGGATCTTTAAAAGACTTACCAGATAACGTATTAGATAAAGCCGTAGATGAAGCAAAAAGATTTACCTTTCAAAGAGATTATAAAAAAGATTCTTCTTTGTTTGGTCGTGGTGCATCAGCACTACAACAGCTACACAGAAAGTATCCATACTTAATTTCTGCAGGTGCAGATATACCATTTCCAAGATACTTGGCAAACCATTTAGAATACATTAATGACTATACACCTATTGGTATGGTCACTGGTGGTCTAGATAAGCTAGATGAAGTTACTAAAAGAAGTTTTGGTGGTGCTTGGAGTGATGGTATAAAAACTACAAATGATAGGCTTGCTCGACAGATGACAGGTATATCATTATTATTAGGTGGTGTATATGCTGCAGCAGCCAAGCAGGGCGAAATAGATTTTGATAAGATGGAACTTGAAGGTGGTGCAGGTGAGATAGATCTTGCTAGAGTTGCTGGACCTTGGTCAGCTAACCTTTTACTAGGTGACTTGATATATAGATATATAAACAAGCTTCCTATTAATCCTACTACAACAAAAGAAAATGTAGCAGAGATACTAGGTGGTGTACCAGACCTGAGTACAGGTAGCTTTAGCCTAGAGTTCCCTTTCGCAAGGGAATTGTTTAAATCAATAGATCAAGGCGAAGCTACGGAAGGTTTAGAAAAAGAGCTAGGTAACATTATTGCTACGTTTAGCTATCCTGCAACTATTGCAAGAGATGTGTATGCACAACTTAACTTTGATGCAGCAGGTAATGCTTATACAAGACCTCTTATGCCCGGAGAAAAAGATAGCCCAGATATCTACGGGGAAAGAAATTTTATCTCTGATATATTTAATAGTGAAATGTTAAAAAACCAAGCATCTAGATTTTTACTGGACACAAATATGTTTAGCTATAATCAATCTAGAACACCAATATCTGGTAAGGAAGGTTATGATTATAAACTCTACAGCATATTTAATCCGTATGCAGTGGGTAGTTATAACCCTATTACCAAGCAGTTTGGTACGACACAAGAACCACCAAGCACTGGACTACAAAGAGAGATTACAAAACTTAACCTAAAAGAATATAAGCTTTATACAAATAAAAGTGTACGTAATAGTAGTCTTGCCTATCAAGTTCAATACAACTTGTCGCAAAAGTTGCATGTTATATTTGATGTCTGGAAAGAAGATGTAATGTTAGGTGGGAAAAATAATAAGTATGCAAATCTTACTTATGATGAATTAGATCAAGTGCCTATGTCTGATGGAGAAAGAAACTCTCTAAAAGCAAATTACTTAGAGGCATTTATAGATACGTATGTTAAAGCAGAAGAGAAAGCTGTAGAGGCAGCTTTTCAAAATGCATTAATGAATCCTAAGTTAAAGAAAAGAACAGTAGGATACATAAGAAATCAATACGAACTGATTACTGCAGATGTAGGCAATAAAAAACTAGACGGTATTATTGCTAGATACCCTGACAAATTTAATGGTGCTAAAAGTGCCAAAGAGTATCTAGCAAGAGCCACAAGTATTGAAAATGAAATAGACAGAAGACAATACATTATGGATGTAATTGCTAAAGAAGATCCTAGCGAAAGTATTGGACCTGCAATACAAATAACTCGTTAATCATCTTCTAGCATATAGTCTGCCCAATCGTAGGCTGTTCTCTTTACATCTGCCATTTGTGAAGCCCCTTTCACGCTAGGAAGTAACCCAGCAAGTGCTTGACCTGCTAGGTATCTTCTTGCCGTGAGGGGCTTCATAGCTTTAGAGGTTCGTTTCTTCTCTGTAAACTTTTTCGCTTCTTCTGCTAATTTTTTGCTCATACTCTTTTACTTTTTTTAGGTTGGTGAAGTATGCAGTATTAAAACCAAACTCCCAACTTCTGTTATTGTTAGTATTGGTTGGGTATGGATTACCCAACTCACCTTTTCTAAAAGCAACCTGACCTTCATTGAAGGGATTTATTTTCTTTTTTCCTTCATTGTGTCTAGCATTTTGTTTAGATACCATTGTGCTTTCTCCATATCTTCTATAGGGTTAGTCTTGTATCTGTGTCGATGTTGATACTTTATCATATTACCGTGACAGTATGCTATGAAACCATCCTCACCTAACACTTGTTTTATATAATCAATACACTCTACACCACCACTTAAATTGTAGTGGGCAGGTTTGTTGACAGGATCAAAACTCATAATGTAACTAGCTCCGCTTCAGTGTAAGGGATATGAAAGAAGTATTCTTTTCTTCTAGCATTGGCTAACCATATCTCCTTTGCACACTCTTCAGTGAGTTGGTAGTCTTTGATTCTCCATGCTTGTTTACAGTCGTGACGTATTACATAAAAGTTACAGTAAGTATTGTCACCCTCTACTTTCTTGTACTTATTAATTAGTCTATACTTTCTGTATGGTATACGTATCTCTTTCCATTTAGGATTCCAATCACCTGTCCACTGGTTCTTCATCTCTACTTCAGAGTAATACATACCACCATTCTTTTCACTCTTTATATCAAAAGAAAAATCTTCTTCTGTATCAAGGATAGTATGTCCGATACCCTCTAGGTAATTTGTTATTACTGTTTTAGCTTTACTGTCATTCTCCTTATATGACTGCGGTTGAAACTTTCTGTAGTATGATCCTTTAATTGGTTGTAGCATTATATACTCCTAAGTTATATCTACAATTTCACAAACGTCACCAGTACAAGCAAACTGCTGACTAGAACTAGTACCATCTTCTTTCTCATAGTCCGAGAGTTTAGACCAATCAATTTTCTTTGGCATGGTTAATAGTAAACTATTGTAAGTCTGCTTGTCAACCTCTTGATATGGCGCTTGTTGGTACGTATGCTCATTATATGGTAAGAAAGATACACCTGACATTTCATCGAAGTGTTCATATACAAACGCTCCGACTTCAAACCACTCATCCTTTTTAACATTGATAGTCACACTTGGTTTGTGTTCACACCAATTACGTTGATAGATTAACCACATCTCTAGCTGCTCAATAGCAGTTTGATCTGCAGTAACAACTGAACCCCTTGGTGATTTGATTGGGAAACTAAATACTGTTGTAGTATCTCCTTTCATAACACAAGGTTCACTTGGTATTCCCTGATCCATCATAAACTGTGTCAGTGGGTCTTTGTTATCTCCTCTAACTGTTCTGATGTAATATGGGGAATGTCTGGAATGGATACCACTGGCTGAGTCAACAAGTTGTGAAACAGTACCAGAAGGTTTGACACAAGTGATAGAGACAGACTGAGATATACCAAGTAAGTCAGCATACTCATGATTAGTAGCTTCTGCAACAGCACGTAAGTTTGCAAGTGTCTTTTCCAATCCTTTATTCTTTGTAGTCATTAGTGGGTTGTCCATTATTCCAGTGAGCGACACACCCAACAATCGTTCTTCTTCGGTATTTCGTTGCCACACTTTTCGCAGATATGGGAACTTAGTGAAGGTAGACTGAATAGTTCCAAGAATTGTTGCCAACCTAACCTTACGTGCCAGATCGTCATACGTATCTGTAGCTCTAACGACAACCTCAGTGAGGTTACAAAACTGGTAAGGCCGTAAAATAATTTCCGAGCAGGGGTTAGTACCAAACTCGTAGTTGGGGTCACGTCTGCCATACTTTGCAGCTTGTTTCTTACTCGCTTCACGATTAAATATACCACGTTCTCCACTCCCTGATTCTACTAATGCCATCCATTCTCTCATAAAAGATATGGCATCTGGTTTCTCTGTATAAGACACAGAGTTATTAGCTAATGCACGTTGTGGTTCGTTCTCCCACCACTGACCTGACTTAGCATGTCGCATACGATCATCACTCAGGTTAGATAGAGAGATCATAGCACTACGTCTAACACCACCTACTACAACCACTTCACCAATCTTACACATTATATCATGGCACTCTATTGATGATAGCCTACGTCCTTGTGAGTCTTTAAACATTTTGATAACAAAGTTAAACAAGTCTACCAAAGGGGCAGGGCCACTAGCTCTACCACCAAATGTTTTAAGCCTAGAACCTGCAGGTCTTACATTTGATACATCCCACTTAGGTATCTCGCCACTATATAGTAATGCTATTACTTGTCGCAGTGCTTTTGCCCAACCTTCTTTACTATCTTTTACTGCAATAACAGTATCACTATCGTACAGTTCAGGAACTTCTGGTAGTTGTTGTATGAACTGACGTTCTACAGAAAAGCCTACACCAGTACCACATAGTAATATAAACATAGCTTCATCGAAAGACTTAGGGTCATCTACTGGCAGATAAGAACAGTTGTACATACAGGTATTATCTCTGTCAGCAGCAGGGCCAGCAGTCATCATTGCTCTCATACTAGGCATTACTTCTAACCCAAGTATAGCTTGTTCTATTTTGTTTGTTGTTTCTTCATCTACATTTGCATGGACAACATTAGATACATATCTACCCACTGTCTCAGTCCATGACTCTCTTCGCCCCTCACTCTCTAGCCAACGTGCATAACGTGAGGTGTGTATAAAACTTTGATAGTCTGTTGGTAATAAGTTACTCATTTATCTTCCCCTATATTTGTTGGTGCGTACACCTCACCATTATATTTACTTCCTGTGGAACCTTTTCCTGTTTCTACTCCACTATTACAGCCTATTACAACTACTAGTAAGAAAGACGTAGATACGTACAGTACTCTCTTTGTCCACAATATAAACCCTTCAAAAGTTTTCTTTGCTTCTGTCTCTGCTGATTGTCTTGGTGTCATTCTGGTACAGTCCAAGGATAACAAGGTACAATACTTTGCTTACAATACTTTGCATTGTCTACCAACAAGACAGGTAATATACATATAACAAACACACAAAACAATAGAGGCCACACTAAACCTTTCATATCACAATAGTTCATCTTTTATCTCCACTACCTTGTATCTTACCACGACTTTTTCTATCTTGTAATTTATCTAAATTCTTTTGTGCTATGTCAGCCATCTCTACATTTAGGTCACGACATAGTGCAGCTATGTACCACAGACAATCTCCTACCTCATCTGCAATGGCATCCCTGTCAAAGTTTCCGTCACGTAATATCTTCTTAACCTTATTAGCCACTTCACCTGCTTCTGCAGCTAGTCCTAAAGCAGGGTAGATTACCTGATGTGTATCTTTATATACTGCTGTTTCAGCAGCACGGGCTTGATACCAAGTCATTTCCATATTAGGTTCATTCCAATATTTAAAATGATCCATATCTTCTTTCGTTATCATAGTCTTGTTACCTCACATTCAATTATTTCTACATCTTCTATGTCATACAAAACATTTTCCATAAGTTCTTTTACATCATCTGAGTTGTTGTCTTTTCCTAACTCAAATATATAAGAATCTGGATCTATTTTTAATTTTATTATTACCTCATATTCCACAGCTAAAGTCCTTAGTTATACTCAAGTAAAACTCAAAGTCAATCACGATCATCAATCTCTAGCTCAAGAGGTTCGATGTTAGACTGAAAATATTTTACCATTTCATATGCGTCATTGAAGCTATCAAAAAAGTATTCCATTTGTATTACCTTTCCTTCTATCTCAACTTTGCATACATTGTAGTGTACGTCTTGTTCATCAGGTAAATCACATTGGTATGGACCTGATAGCACATCCCAAATCTTAACCTGTTTCATTTGTACTACGTCACTGTTTGCCATCTTCTGTTAAACTCCTTATCAGTTTAAGGTAGTGTGGTAGTTCTGATATTACTAACCATTGATGTCTATCTGATCTGTAGAAAACTACAGGGTCACCTTTGTCATGGTTAGTACATTGCTTTATCCAATCATACACAGTCTTGAGTGCAGACTTTCTTCTTTTTACTTCTATAGAAATAGGTATGTATTTTCTAGCAGCAGGGGATAACTGGATATCTGCACCAGTTTCTCCCATAACTGTAGACTTTACATCGTCTGGTTCTAGTTCAGGAAACGACTCAAGCAAAGCATCTCTTATTTCCTGTTGACCTAATCTCCCTTTTTGTTTGGCACGTCTACTCAATCTATAAGCTCCTCTACTCTGGGCTTTTTAACTACGTCAATTAGATACTCTTTACCATGTGAGTATTTAAATACACGAGCTTCAGGCCAACATATCTTACGATACTCGCATGAACTACATGCATAAGATAGTTTAGTATTCTCAGATGCACCTGACTGCGGTACAGGTTTCAGTCTTTGATCTGGTAATTTACCAGTAACTATATTTTTTACTTCCTCTATTTCTTTTTCTTTAGTAGTAAGTTCTTTATCAAAGTCGTACATATCTAAGTGTAGTTCGAAACTATCTTTTTGTACGACAAGAAAAGCACCACGATTTTTGTCTGTAACTAGAGGATCATCTTTACCTGCATAGACATAGGAACTAAGCTGACTTATATAACCATAGGGATCATCGTTACGTAATGAGTTTGTCTTAAACTTATTCATACCATAACGTGAGGTAGACTTTACATCAATAGTAATACCATCAATGACCGCATCTCTGTGACCTTTGATACCATGAACTGATAGTCTGTCCTGCTCACCTTGAACATCATGTCCTGCCGCTTTAGCAAGTGAAAGGACTAAGGCTTCTAAAAGATCCCCGTAAAAGAAAAGACCAAGTAGTTGAGGTTTTAGCGGTGCAGCTTCCTCTGTTTTATTTATTCTATACCAAGTCTTTCTTTTACAGGGTGAACCCACAGAGGATAAACTTAAATACCCTCTGGGTTTCTGAGGTTCTTTAAACCTTGATTCAGCTATTTGAGAAATATTTTTTGCTAGATAATCTGTGATTGTCTTATCCCACCCACCCTTTCCTTCAATGACACCATAGATATCTTCAACGAGTGTTTCAATGTTAGGCATTACTCACTCCTTAAAATGGGATTTCTTCAGCAGCGACTTCCTTTGTAGCAGTTGAAGCAACATTCTGTGTGAATGGATCTTCTCTATCAGAGGAAGATGAGTCATACTCCAAATGTTTGATTACCTTTACTCTCTCAAGTCGAGTAGTAGTAGTACCATAGTTTTTGTTTTTGTAGATGTCTAACTCCACAAGAACTTCTGAACCATTACCAATGACACCATCGGTTTCAAAGTTCCACAGACTACCATCTGACTTGTATACTGATGGTGCTCCACCATCCCAATCATTTGGTGTGTCAAACTTACGTGAGAACTTTATGTCCATACCACGTCCTTGTGGATCATCCTTACCATTAGACATACACCCTGCATTCTTTACCTTAGAATAATTATCTTCATCTAAGATAACATTGATAGTACAACGTCCATCAGTATCTTTCCACTGACCCTGATAACCTTCTAGGTCACGGTTCTCTTCAAATACTTTTGCCCATTGAGCGATTCCTGTTACAGTAATTTTAGCCATTTGCTAACTCCTTTAGTGTTTAGAATTGAATTGTAGCATGTATCAAAAAGCACATGCAAGACTTTTTTAATGTATTTCAGAATATTTATTTCCGAACTGTACATCTATTCCTAATTCAACATTTAATTTTAACTCCTCATTTAGTTTATTAATAGCAGATACAAGTATAAACTTGTGTCGTTCTTCTTCACCCTCTTTCACGAGGTTGATTGATTCATCGTGGAACTGTCCACATATATTAGGTCTGGACTTACGATAGATAGCTAACCATTTATCGAAGCAGTAAGAACCAGTGGATTGATTAAGTGTGGAGAATACATCTTTCTCATAACGAAGTGTGTGCCAAAAATTACTTATAGGATTCTTTATCCACATCTGTCCTGCAATCTTCCTAACTCTCTTTAGGCTATCAGTAGAGAACTTAGCTACTGACCAGTTCCTTGCCCAGTATGCATTTAAAAGTTTCTTTGCTTCTAACTCTGTCATACCTGTCTCTCTAGATAACTTAGCCGCACCTACACCGTAGGTCGCAGAGTAGTTCACCACCTTATAGTTCTTACGTAGATCTTTCAAAGATACTTCACCTGAATTGTGCTTATCTATATCCTGTTGTGTAATAGCACCTGCATGTTTTGCTAAGTCTAAGTGTGGATCAAACCCATCACGAGACATTTCTTCTACGTATGCAGGGTCGTATGGTTTCATGTAGTGTCGTTTAGTTGTGTCCTCAAGAGAAGTCATATCAGCACCACATAACTTGTAACCTTCTGGTGCAATCAAGCACCCACGTATCTCCTTACCCCAAGGCTTATCAATACTAGGTAAGTTGACCAGAGGTTTGTTATGTTTGAAACGAAAAGTATTTGTAAGACCATTCACACTCGCTTGTACATACCCATCCCTCTCGCATTCGATTAACCCTTCAAAGATACCGAGTCTGTGTTGTATAACTGTGAGTCCATCTAGCACACCTACAACTGGGTTCTTTTCTATTAAGAGTTTAACTGACTTAGTAAGCTCACCATTCTTTCTGACTTGTGGTATAAGCCTTGTTTCTGTTGGTGACTCTTTAATATATTTAAAGGTACAAGGTTCCCAACCTAAAGAGAACAACCACTCTTTAACTTGATCAGATGATTTTGGATTAGCTTCCTCAACACCTTTAACAATATTTATTTCCCTAGAATAGGTTGATGGTAGGTCATGCTCAAATAATAATGTAGTCCATTCTTCACCTTGTTTAGATAGTGAACCATCTTTTTTATGCATAACCTTTGGCCTAGACTTCTTACGAAACAAAGTCCTCATTGGCATAACTGTTTTAAGTTCAACTACTTTTTCTTCCTGCTCTGTTTTTAGTTTATCTATACAACTAAGTGCTAACTCTTTGTCGAGTTTCCATCCGCTTTCTTCTGCGGCATATGCACATTGCATTTTAAATGTTAGGTACTGGTAAAATCTATTTAAATGATCCTGACTAATATACAACATCATGTACCTATCATTTAGGTTTTTGTAAAGCTTGTGGTTTATTCTAACATCTTGTTCGCATCTGTGTTTATATACACGAGCATCAAGGTTTTCCCAATCCTCTACAACAGGTTTAGGTATACCAAACTCTTCACCAAATGATTCTAGTTTATGATTGGCTCTGTCTGTATTCATCACCCAAGACATAGGTAAGGTATCAATCAATCTAGATTTTATTTTTACTCCTAATATCTTTTCTAGTAATGGTACATCATACCTGACTATGTTGTGTCCTATCAGACATTTTTCTCTTCGTAGTATCCTACGCATGTACTCATAGTTATCTGTGGTTTGTATACTTAATCCATCTCTAGTATAAGACATACAATGTATTCTGGTTGCATCTTCAAGCAAGCCATCTGCTTCGATATCAAATATAATTCCTTGCTCTATCGCCATTATTCTTCTTCCTCTTCATCCTCATTCGGGTAGTACACAAGTACTAAAGATTTACATTTAGGACAGCTTAGATTTGTTTCCATAACAAAAGCACTATCTTCGTGGCAGTCATGGTCACCACCCCAAATCAATCTTGTGTTACAGTGCCAACATCTCATGCTACTTCAGCCTCAGTTGTAAACAAATCCTCTCTTAGTATTGTAGTTGTAGGATCGTAGTATACAGAACCTGCTCTGCCTAGTTTAGCAAACGGTCTGTTCTTATCTACGATAAAGTTTGTAGTGTTCTGCTCCACCTCATCCTCACTCTCTGCTGTACGTTCAAGCTTAATACAAATGATTGCCTCTTCCTCAAGAGAAGCCGCATACTTTGTACGTCCATCATCATTTACTTGTGATATGAATACGACACCAATGTTTAACTCTTTAGCTAACTGAGCCATTCGAGATCCTAGTGTGGTGAGTGTACTGGTAGCACCATCAACACCTGAACTGGACAGGTATGCAAGGCGTTGTACATGGTCAATAAATACATACCCTGCACCATACACGGTTGCAGATAGTCTCACGTAGTCCAACACCTTGAGTGGATCATCATGTGACATCATCTCAAAGATGATTGACTTCTCACCCTTGGTAGCAATCTTTGCCGCTTCAATGACATTACTTTCTGATACGTTATTGTGTGCCGCATCTTCTTTTGTTCTCACGTTCACACCTAGTTCATACGTAGCCATAGCTCTGTATGTGGTAGACTTCATCTCTTCCATGTGAAGCATAGCTACAGCATCTTCACCGTTAGCCAGTAAGCCTGTCTCGAAATATCGAATCACTTCTGTCTTACCAGTACCACGAGGTGCTTTGATGAATGTAAGCCCACCCTTAACCATACCACGTATCTTTTCATCTAATCCTGTATGACCTGTAGGTACGTACTCATATGGGTTCTCATTCTTAATTGCTGCTTCTACATCAGCATCAGAACAGAAGAAGTTCTCTGGTGTGTATCTCTGTGGCGATCTAGCCGCCCACATTATCTTGTCCTGCTTACCTGTCATAAGGAACTCATTAGCATCCTTACACTCTGTCATAGGTACGTAGAAGAACTTCTCAGGGAATGCCTGATACAATTTATCTGCGGCTCTACGCCCCGGTGGGTCTAACTCACCTGCATACACTATCTCTTTAAACGATGATAGATATTTAAGGTTGTGCTTGATGAACTTCTCACCGATAGAAGATGAGGGTAGTGACTTAACAGGAAATGACTTACCAAGTATCTGGTATAGTGATGCCGCATCAAACTCACCTTCTGTTATGTATATACGCTTACCTGTACCTGCATTAAACTCAGGTCCGAAAAGATAATTCATACCAAGGCCACGATCCTTTACCCATGACTTGGATTTATCA